TTGAAGTTCAAAAAACACTTATTATTGAAAAATTAAAATCATTTCAAACAGAGTTAAATGTTATACAAACATCATTAGAAAGTAAATACGGTAAGAAAACTGTTAATATAAATGATGGTACGTTAAAAGATATACCTAGCGAAAATGGATCACTTAATTAGAAAAATTAGCATAGGTAAAGACTACAAAAATGATGCAATGCATTATGCTGTAGGACAAGAAGTATATGGCGGTCATACTATTGAACATATAATCGAAGAGAAAGATAAGTTTAGTATATTGATTAGAAAAGCTGATGAAATACTACCTTGGAAAGATTTTAACAAAAATATGGCAATATCTGTTGAATATAATCTTGAATATTAATGAAGACTGTATATAATTATATTGTAAAGCCTTTAAATGACAAAAGGTATTTAAACTCAAAACCTGTTGGTGATAAAGAATTAATAGTTAATACTGATAATTTTGATCA